AGAAATACTTATCTAAAAGCTGATAAAGCCAGAATAACATCACAAGGATGGAGACTACAATACACAGGTCCTTCATCAACTTGTTCTGGTATTGTGAATGTAACAACATCACCATTACACGTTGACCCAGCCTTTCCAAAATCAGCTGGTCAGCTCGCCTTCACAGGTGCAGATGGTGTTTCAAACACATTTCCATTAGCCACAAATCCAGTATTCGTGCAACCAATAGCACTACCAAGCACTGCTACAGCACCAAAGGATGCAGTTACACTCAGACCAGAAACTTGTCCTAGAGGACTGGTTAGACATGCCGATCAAACATTCAAATTCACAGAAATGTTCGATACCCCAAGATTAATAATTAACTCTAATAACTATGGCAGCAATATCGTGTCCGGTAACGCCACAAGTCCAATTTCTATTGGGTATAATGGTGGAGCCGTAGGCGCAGCTGCTACAGCTACAATGGGTACAATCAATTTTCTTGACCCTTCATGGGAGCACGCCATCATCTCGGCTGCCGGAGTATCAGGCTCTTTCAGATTTGAAATGTGGACATGTGTCGAGTATATTCCAGAGCCAACCTCTGTTGCTTACACATTCTCCACAGTCTCTCCAGCTTCAAATCCACAAGCAATTCTCAATACTGAGACAGCTGTTGCTCAACAGCCCTTGGCTCACGGTACATCATAGCAATCAAAACCCTTATTAATCTCGAACCCCCAATATTATAAACCAAACCCAATATATTCATATGAAACTATCCAAACAATACAACAATTGAATGCCTTATCTATGCAAATGTATAAAGAGCACTCAGACATTATTACCAAAAACAAACCTTTCCCCGAAACGGCAGATCCATACTTACTTCAACGTGGGTATGAGCTTTCTAATAAGCACTCCGTCTGGTTTCCAAAATACAAAGAATCCCTAGCCAAGCAATTGGACTATGGAGGCACCAGTCGTATACCAGCTGCGATAGGGAATGTGGTGGATAAAGCGTTGGAATATGTCCCGAATGACCCAAATAACGTAAGTTACACGGGCGCTCCGGATCCATATTCCAAGTTATCTGCTGCTATAGTCAATTACGCTAAGTTGCAAAGACCAACCGTTAAAGACAGGTTTGAATTTATAAATAAATACTCCGTGCCAATACATGAGCATAACAAGACAGAAATCGTTAAACCTTGGTATGACTTAAATCATCCAAGGTACGCGACTATGTTAGATAGGGTTGCCAAACAAAAACAATATCAAGACAAAGTACGTTACGCACAAACATTAAAACCAAATATAGAAAAACAATCCTTTGCACAAAAGATAGCCAGAATATTCCAAAAACGAGATTAATTTATGTCCAAGTGACCTTAAGCG